CACATAAATAGTGACGAATATCGTCGCCACCGAGGGAAGTCTGGTCAGAATCAGACACTCCCTCTTTTTTATTGTAATGTATCTTCGTATACAAAAAATAAGAGTTATGTCAAGGGACAAAGTACCTATGGGTTTTGTTAGAGTTTGAATATAAGTAGTAGTAGAATTAAGCGAGGTGGAAAAATGATCCCTACCCTTTACCATATTATGAAGACCAGTTACGGAGTGAGATCATGCACAACATCACATCGAGCAATCAATTAAACGAGTGGCGTCATTTCGAGGATACAGTCGATACTATTTCTGTCGAGAACCAGAAACTAAATGATTACTACGAATGTCTGATTGAATGCGAGATCACACATCAAAATTCATGTAAACGAATTTGCAAGGAGGTCCTTATGACCTAAATAAATTACCGTGTGAAGGAAGTGTTGAGGGGCGTAAATGCCCCTCTTTTTTTAATGCTAAATATTTTTATACCTGATATTTACATCATGGATTATAAACCCTATTCCCCTGAGTGGCATCGTAAAAGATACTTGAAAGAAGCATTAGACAAGTATCTTGACG